CGTCTGGTTCATCAGATTAACCAGAGTCTTGTTCTCTGCGCCTGATTCGGCGTACCAAGAACCGACATAATCCCTGATCAACTCTTTGCGGACGCGACGGAATGGCTCCATCGCATCGCGAGACGAGCGAATCGCTTTCAGGAGTCTGCTTCGTTTTTCAGGGTTTGATAGGTCGAACATTACCAGTCGAATTAACTTCGGATTGTTCCGGTCGATTTTGGCTGGGTCTTAACTCCAACACAAAACTACGCCTTGCGATCAGCTTATTTTTTTACGCTAGTGCCCTGCTTCGATCCATCAAGGACAGCTTTTGCGTTTGTTAGGTTTGTGCCTGCTTGCGACCAAAGCATTGACTTCTTTGCGTCTGTCGCAGCCCTACACTGATCCAGTGTCCTTGCGAGTGCAGAGTTTATCTTATCAAAAACCTCGTCCCCTGGCTTCAAAAACCCGTACGGTGCTTTCTGATAAGCAAGCTGCAAAACGGATTGAGAATAAAGCTGCGCCGCTTCAGGGTCAACCGAAGCCTTCACCTGATCGGCAGCCTTCCCAATCGTCAATTGAATTTTTTCGCTTAATTCTTCAGTCTCCATCACACACTTTCAGGTTTTATCCTTGAATCTTATCGTAACACATCCCGTATTCCGAATTTCGGGCTGCCAGAACTGACTACTCGTCGCTCCTGACGTTCTCTCCATAAAAAACTACCATACTCTGGAATCTGTCCGTTTTCAATATCGCTGTCAACTTTAGAATCCAAATTCTCACCAGAAAATACCAACCAAGCACCAGCAGCAGCGATCGCTCGGTCGCCGTGGTTCTTCTCGGTCGCACCCTTGTTCTTCGTCGGCGAGTGGATGATCCTTCCATTTTCCCACTCGTACTCACCGCACTCCTTGAGCATTTCTTCCGATCTTGGAGTGTAATCGCCCTTCTCCATCGCCAAAGCGAACTGCTCAAACATATCGGCTTTGTCGGCATCCCTGCAAGGAAAACCAGCCTTCCTAGACTTTTTCTGCGATCCGAGCTGCGTAACGTCTCGGTAGAAGATGTTTCCGTAGTTGCATACCTCGCGCAGGCGATCGTAAACGGCCCAAGCGGTGGGCTGTTGTCTATCCCGGGCTTGAACCACAGCGACAGTGGCCCATCGTCCCTTGGGACTAGACCTTTGAGCTCGAGCGTTTCGCTGTCAAATATCGGCGTTCCTCTCCAAACAGGCTTCTTGCCGTGGTTTTTCTTCATCCGATCGAGCAGGTCTGGCGAGAAAACCTTACCGGAGGATCCCTTGGCATCCATGTCGAGCTCGCGTGCGATGTACCGAGGCGTAGCCCCGGGAAGCAGGCAGTGAGAGTCGTACCAGGGCGATCTGAACTTGCCTTCGATCTTATGCCCTCTCCTTTCGATCGCTCGCAACTCCCTCTCGTGCGTTGAGACATATTTTTCAACCTGCTCTTGCTCGTCTGGGTTGATTGCCGTCACAACACCGTCTTTTTTGATGTACGCCAGTTTTGCGTGCTCTGGGTTCTCTTTCCAGTCAAGTGCGTAGACTCTTGTGTTGTCCGGATCGGTTGCCGACTCGTAAAACACACCCGTATCGGCACCGAACGTCGAACAGAGGAATATGCAGTTGGTCACGTGAGCAACCGAGCTCATGATCCTGTAATCGATTCCGTTAGCAATAAACTCCTCCGATCCAACTTCGTCGAACGCAAAGAGGGTGGTTCTACCACCCCGGGCAACGTCTGCCGTAGCCGAGTAACCGATCCATATCGCGTCGGTTTTTGGGATCCTGATCGTATGGTCGGTGATATTTCTTTCGTATGGCTTTCCGTCCATCATCCACACCGGCAGCTTGTCGAGCATGTCCGAAAGTTTGTTCATTACCGCTGACGGATCCTTTGAATCGACCGTCTTTTCGTTTCGAGTAACAAGACCTGACGAAAACCCCTTGTCGGTGAGCGCCCTACGGATCTGCACTCCGAGGTACGTGTAGGTTCCACCTTGAGCTCGGCTCTTCTTGAGTGTCACCGACACCGGATGCTCGGTAGCCATCGCCTCGGTGATCGCTTCGTCCATCGCCAGGATCACCGCCTCTTGGTGCTTCCAAGGTATAAACGGCTTGGTTTTGACTTTCGCTCTTGGCTCATGCACCCAAAGGGCAAACGCGAAGAAAAACAGCACATCTGTCTCGCAAGCTTGCAACAAAGCACTTCGGAACCGTTCGTCGACCAATGCTCGCTCTCTGCAAGCGATACGCCACTCAAGGTTTTCTATTGGATCTTTCGGGGCTAGGTCGTAATACAAAGATTCCATTTTTTCTCGATACAAAACGAAAAAAGGCTACGCAACTTTCGTCACGCAGCCTACAGGAGACTTGCTCACAATGGAGTAAGGTGCAATTACTATAACCGACGACTTTTTGATGTCAACAGCCATCATCGCCTTTCAAGAGCCTCTTGCATGCTCATCGTCTTGAGTCTTGCCCTAAGAGTCGATTCCTTGATGCCGTAGGCGAAAGCCCATTGCTTGAGGCTCATTTTCTTGCCAGCGTGCTCGATTCCGCAACTTCCGCAGGACGAGGTGTGTCCGCTTTGCATGTGATCGAGCCTCACTTCGACTTCATTTCCACACGAACACTTGCACAGGAATTTTCGCTTGCCAGTCGAGTAGTGTTCGCGAACTACCGTCAAATTTCCGTATTTCGATCCAGCAGGGACAACCGTTCGACGCATCAGCAGTCCCATTTCTTTAGCGACTTGTTAATTCTGCTCTTTGGATCGCGAGCAGTTTTCTCGCTGGTCAACTCTCGCTTCATGCCTTCCATCCTAGCGCAGAACTTCTTGCGCCTTGCAGCATCAGCAGGACTTTTCTTAGCCTGCTCCTTCGACACAGGAGGCTTGAGATTCATCCCTTGCGCTTTGGCAGAGGCTCTACCTTTAGCGTTCAAGCCGCCTTCTGGGTTTTGACCTTCTTTTCTAGTCCAAGCTGGCGATTTCTTCGGCATAATCACTTTCCCTTTGGCTTCGGCTTTGATTGTGTTTTCTTCGTCGAAGAAGACTTCTTGCAACTCCCTTGACTGTAAGGCTTCTTGCCCTTCACAGGTTCATATCCTTGCCAGCATCTTCCGTTTTTCATGACATCTACCTTTGAAAAGATCGACAACCTGGAACATTGCGCAATGAATATAACTCTTTGCCCCGATATTGCAACTATCTTGACATTTTGGATACCACCCTACTTGACTGTACTGACAGAGCGCATATTCTTCTTTGCGCATGGTTCGATTGTTTCTTTCAATTCAGGAGATTTGCTATGTGTGTGGCGGTTTACGTTCGAGTTAGTACGGCTGAACAGAATCTTGCTGGTCAAAAGCGCGAGATTACCAAGTGGCTCACTGGAAACGGTATCAATCCGGATACGGTGATTTGGTACATCGACAAGGAAAGTGGTGAAACGCTTGCGCGACCTCAACTTGAACAACTTCAGCGCGATATCTTCAATGGCGCAATCAAAACCGTGGTTGTCTACAAGCTCGATCGACTCTCGAGATCTCTACAGGATGGAGTAGACACCCTCTGTTCGTGGTGCAGGAAAGGTATTCGAGTGGTTTCAACCTCTCAGCAGATCGATTTCACTGGTACGATCGGTCAGTTGATCGCTGCGGTGCTGTTTGCTGTTGCCGAGATGGAAACCAACACCCGAAGGGAGCGACAGGCAGCAGGTATCGCCGCAGCGAAGGAGAAAGGAATTTACCAAGGTAGGAAAAAGGGCGCTGTAAAAGCTGGCGTTGACATATCGAAGGCGCCGAAGCTTATCGAGAAAGGTTTATCCATCGATGAAGTAGCGAAAATCCTTGGAGTCAGCGGTAGAACCGTCTACAGGTATCTCAAGACTGCTTAACCTGACGCAAGCAAGACTACAACCAGGAAGCGTTTTGCAGGCAACTGCGAAACGCGAGAGGTACAAGCGCACCCCAGGTTCATAAATAGTATGCAATCTCGCTACCTGCCGGAATCCAGGGGTTTTTTCCTGGAACTGACCAACGGGCTTATTCGGAAAGGGTAAGAGGCGGGAGACCTGCATCTCCTTATCGCCGTTTGCCTAACCAGCGTCCACCCATCGCCAGCCTGCTGCACCTGTTCGACCCTTGAGGTTAAGAGCATATCCACGCCGCAGGACGCTTCGCTTACTCAATCCCATGCACTTTGGCGGTCTTCCACAGATCGGGCAACTAGCTCAAACGATTGCAGGCACAAGCGCCGGTTTCCCGGCATTACACTCATGCCATTTACGTGCTCTCCCCCAGGATGTGGATTTGGGGGAGAGCTGTGCGGTAGGATTACGCACGAAAAGACGCCTTGCGGCGAAAGTTGAAGTCGAACTGAAATCCTACCTGTGCTGAATCCACTCAGCACTTCCAATGTTACTCGCTCGGGTTGTTGTCGTCAACTCCCTTTTCGGTTTCCTTGAACCCATACCAATACAGCTCGTCGTCGCTGTCAGCCACCCAGCGGCTCGCCGAGGCTTCGCAACTGAACTCTTGGCTGAAAACCTTCCAGTCGGGGCGACCCTTGAGCGTTTTGCTCGTGAATGCCCCTCCGTCGTTCCATCGCACGATGCGGTTGTTGGGCTGAATGAACACTCTCCCATTGGCGTTGATCACATGACCCGTCTTGTGCCCCGCAGCGATCTCGCTGTACCCTCCGTTGCACCGATCTTTCAGGAGCACTTTGCAGCTTCGGTTCTTGATGTAGTCGATCGTAAGAGCCGAGCAGTGGTAACTAAAACTGTCCCAAAGCTGGAGAAAATCCAGAGGGTAGTCTATCCCGCCCTCGGGCTCGGTGTGAATGTAATGGATCGGGATCCTGGCGTGTTGAGTCCCCCACTCGCTCATGCCGGTGAACAGTCCGCATCGATTCGGGATGGAGGTGTAGAGGAAAAACTCCATCGGGATCCGCTCATTTGCGGCACTCGGCTCCCTGTCGTAGAGGAATGCAGTGTCGAGGAACCCCCAAAAAAACGGAATGTTAGTGTTTAGATACACCTTTCAAAGCCTCCCATTGCTCTTTTGTGATTTCTGTCAAGTTTGCGTAATCAGCCTCGCCGTGCTTTGTCCTGAAGCCTCTCGAAGTCCAAGACTCTGGCAAGTCGCTTTCTTTCTTGTGGATGATGCCGACTACAGGAAACTCACCCCTTGCTACGGTGGTGAAGATCGTCACCGGAAAGATGCAGTCGCCAAAATGCCCCTTTGTCGCGTAATGCTTGTCAGGTGCGATCATTTCGACCTGAAGATTGGTAGAGACATGGAGTATCTGTCAGCACTTTGCAATTTGTGGTGCTGAAGGTGGTTGATCCTCACCGACCAGCCCCACCAAGTTTTTGGCGTGTAATTGCAGTGGCATGAGAAGTGGATGAACTCGTATGCCGACAGAAGCACAAGCACCGTGCAATGCGCTGTGTAAAGTCCTGGCGTGGTAAACGCGAACAGTGCCGAGTTTACGAAGTACATGCAGATGATCCACCAGTCTGGCAGTCCTGTATCTGTCGTCGGGTGATCGTGGTGCCTATCGTGCGTTTTGCGGAACGGAGTCCAAGACCATTCGTGGAAAAACCACCTATGTGCGATATACTCGAGCGTCGGCCACGCCAAGACAATCGAGCCAGCGATCACCAAATCCATCAAGCTGAGCGACCACAAAGCAATCCTAAGCACTACAGCGAACAAGGCGGAAAGTACGATCACTCCTCCCTTGCCCAAAACAAACGCAAAAACCAAACTTCGAAATGTCATCGCAAACTCTCCTGTTTTGAAATAGGGCTTTATCGCTTAGCAGCAGTCACTCTAACACGCCTCTTGTGTTTCGCGGTTGAGCCGCGTCTCCGATCCAGTTGCGGGTCTAGGAATCGCACCTAGCGCTCGTAGCTTATGAGACTTCGATGGGCACTAGCCCACCCGCAATACCAATTGCCTCTGGCGGGATTCCAACCCGCAATACCGCCATGTTTCCATGTTGGCGTGTTGGCTTGATTACACCACAGAGGCTTGCTTGCTAACGGTAAATCACTGTTGCGTACCATCCATTGCTTCCTCGAGCAACACCAATGTCCAACGCTTCGCGTTTACCCCAGAAGCAACATTTACTAATCGCATGATCTGCCGACACGGTTGAAAATCCGACCCCCTCAGCCTGACCGCCTCCGAATCCGCCGCCAACGTGACAACATCTGTTCATTGCTGCTTGCCGCTGTGCTTTAGCCTGAGCCAGACCAGCCGAAACTACTCGCACCGGGGCTGTGGCGACACGAGTTGCCGCGTAGACAACGTTGCCGGTCGTATCGACTGTTGCAGTAAGAATTTGTCCCGTTGCGTCGACGACTCGTTCAACGACGGCTCCAGTCGTGCGTACCGCACTTTGGACAGTATTTCCGACCACTTGTCGAGCGACACCGCTTTGTCGGTAGCATTGTCCGCTTGCACATTCTTGTCCATAGCTCAACCCTGACAGCAAAAAAACCACGAGCACCAACGCTACAGCTTTCAACTTAGAAAACTTCATTTGACCATCCTCCTTACTGGAAACTGAAACCAATCCAAACTTTGACCGCCACATTGTACCGCATTGACCCTGCAACGCAATACGCTGGTGGCTAAAGCGACTTTTCTTCGTTTGCGACATCTTCTGCCCACCACCAAAGATCGCCCGGACTAAATGTTTCCCAGTCCATCTCGTCCCAATCCTTTGTCTGCGCCTCGCACTCAGGGTGCATTGCCTCAGACACAATACCGGCATCCTCGTCAACTCCGGTTCTTCGCAAGTAGGATGATCCTTTAAGGATCTCCTTTCCGCATAGGTAGCAACTATGCGACCTGCGAGCCTTCTTGACTAGCGTATCGTCTAGGTGCGTCCATGACATAGCAGCACCTCAAAGCCTTTTTCTGTTACGCAAATACTATGACCGCTCGGTAGCGTGTAACAGCAGTCAGCCGTGAGTTTCATACTGATCTGACTCTCCACTCTCCTGATCGCTGGCCACTTTTCGCTGTTGGCCCACTCAAAACTATCCGATTTTTCCGGAGAGTTGCAACCTGCTTGCACAAGCCTTCCGAATCTCCAGTTTGTCGGGAAGTCGCGAGTGTTTTTTTCGACCCTTGCGACGAATGCAAATTCACTTTTTGGAAATAATGCTTCCAGCTCTGCGCGTTCCCACGCTGCGTCTACATAATTCCGGACTTCTATTATCTGACCAAGGTGACTGCTATTTGGTGTTTCGTCGCAACTACTCGGAATTTTCGGATTTTCCGGCTCGATGCGTCGGCGATAAAACAATCCATCTTGGACAAATCCTCCGCTCCATTTCAGGCACGCTCCAACCCAATCGCCAACACTGTTAAAAAATTGATCGCTTTCTAGTAGCTTTTCACCACTTGCAAGCAGCCTCCACCCTTCGCCTGGATTGGGCTTGTCGAGCCACCATTGTTGAGGCTCGTAGACTTGGCAAAGATCCCATCGGAAATTACCTGCGATCCAATGACGACCATTGACACCACATAGATAATGCTCCGTCCAATAAGGAACGCACTTATCGCGAAACCTTGCTTGAAGTTGCTCGCCCTTCATCACCTTGGCGATGTCTGCGGCGGTTGCATCCCGCCAAAATTGTTCGATCTTCACTTCGCCGACTTGCGAGCCGGATGATCTTTGTTTGTTAGTTTGACTATCCATTGCCTAAGCTCCTTGTTTCGCTCCCGTAAAACCTTGATCTTTGTCTTTAACCAAAACACTTCATCTTCAAGTTTTTGAATCTTGTCTTTGTCGTTCATTGTCCTGGCATCCACTTTGGTTTCTGCTGTCCATGCTGAACGTAATCCATTGCAAAACATCCGTTAGGTAATCGCACAGCAACGCCGTTTAACTCTCGCACGACATACAACTGCTCTTGCTGAAAAGCTCTAAACCCTCCGTCACAAGACATCCATGTTGTTAATGCGTAATGAATGTCGCTTGGAAAATGTTCCATTGTTCCGTCGAGTGGGCCTCCAAAGAACTCAAACGTTGCTAGGCTACCCATCAATTTTTATGCCTATTGCAAAATACAAAACAATCAACACGCAATTACTGTAGCATCATTGCCCCACAAACGCAAGCTACAAGCCTGCGGGTTTCCATCCCTCTTCAAAAATAGGATAGTCAACCTGCTTGGCTTCCCATCCACTTTGTCTGCACCAGTTCCATAGAGATTTTGATCCGTAGAGGTGTTGCCGAGCGTAGGCTGGTGTCGGCAAGCTTGTGTCCCAGTGCTTCTGATCCCAAACCTCGAAACCGAACGCCCAACCCATAAACGTGACTTCCGGCCCGTTTACAAGCAATCGAACATGCGGTGATTCCATCAGTGGCGTTGAATACAAGATCAGCTTGTGGTGAGCCTTGGATATTGACTTGACCTCGATCGGGCCGACATCTGGAACTTGGCAAACCTTCCTGCCCTTGTGCTCCGATGCTGGCTTGTGAGCTCGCCACGGGAACCCTGTGTACAAAGCCATTGCGCATTCAGCGATCGCAGCTTGCACATGCGAATGACCAGACGGAGACCGATCGCACGA